GATATTCGGATTCGCGGCATCCCGCACTTCGCGCGGTTCCCCCGGTCGCCCCTGTCGAAACGTCGTCATCCAGGTGTAGCCGGTCACCGTGAGCGGTTGGTCCTGCAGGATCGTTTCGATCCGCGCCGCCGCGGCTTTGACGTCGCCCCCGGAGCCGGCCATCGCGCGCGGCTCGACGAGGTACACGATGTCCTCGTACTCCTTGCGCCCGAAGGTGTAGACGTCGGTCGCTTCAATCACCGAGACGATCACATAGCGCGTGGCGCCCTCGACCGCTTCGTCCATGTAGGCGCCGTTCGTCATGTTCGCGAGCAGCGTCGCATCGGCGCCCAGCTTCGCGACGAGCGCGTTATCGATATCGCTGCTGTCAGGCATCGCCCGACACCAGCAGGCCGGCCCGCTCGAGCATCCGCTTGTCGTTTTCGTACATCTCGCGGCGGAAGCGCACCGCCGTCGGAATGAACGTCTGCGCCGGCGGGCTGCCCTTCCACATGCGGCCGGTCGCGTGAATCTTGCCGGCCTTCGTGACGTAGAACCGCGGCTTCGACGTGTGCTCGAACAGCCAGGTATGCGGCGCGCGCGCTTTCACTTCCCAGCCGACGGCCAGCTTGTTCCGCGTGAACCGCGAGGCGTAGACGCCCGCCTGTAGATGGCCGGAGACCCAGTGCTGCGCGTACACCTGGCGGACGGCGACGGCGGCGCCCTGGGCCGCGGCCTCGGCGTAATGGTCGGCCTCCGTCGCGAAGTCGGCCGACATGGTCTTGAGCGCCTGCTTGAGCTCGGCGAACTCGGGCGACCAGACGAGCCCCGCGGTCGCCATCAGGCGACGACCTCGGCGCAGACCAGATCGGTTTGAATGTCGCGCTCGTCGCGGTTGCCGACGAACAACACATGCAGCGTGCGCCCTTCGAAATGCACGCGCGTCTGCGTCGTAATGCCGGGATGATGGCGGCCGGTGAGAATGTGCGTGGCCTGCGAGGACGTCGTCCCGGCGCCGAGGCGCTCCTGGGCGCCACTCGTCGCCGGGGTAATCGCACAGTGCCAGGTCGCCGGGTCCAGCGGCGCCCACGTCTGCGTGTAGCTGGCGTCGCCCGACATCGCCGTCGCGCTGGGCGCCTCGAGCGTCACGAGATGGCGCAGCGTGCCGGTATTCATCCCAGGGCCGGATCGCGATACATCCCGAGCATCTGGTTGATCGCCTCCCAGGACTTCATAAAGGCGTCGGCGGTGGCGTTGTACTCGCGGTCGTAGAGCGCCTCGAGGAGCATCAAAATGCAGCCGCGGATCACGCGCGGGGCGGTCGTCGCCGTCCAGGTCGCATCGGCCGCTGCGCCCAGCTTCGCGAGAATCTCCTCCTGGGCCGTGTCGAGCTTCTGCTGGATGTCGACGTCATGGAGCGCATCGGTAATCCGCAGATGCGCCTTCGCCTCAGCGAGCGAGACGAGCGGGACGGTAATCGCGACGTGCGAGAACTCGAGGGCCATCAGGACTCCGCGAGCGCGCCCATGGTGGCCGCGACGTCTTCCTCGGTGGGCTCGGCCGGGAGGGCCGGCGGCGCCGGGGCCGGCTTCGCAAACGGCTGCGCCGCGTCCCGTTCCGCCAGGGCGGCCAGCGAAAACATCTGCTGCTGCATGTACGGCGTGTCGCCGCCAGGCACGGGGCCGAGCCCGAAGTACTTGAACCGCGCCTCGTTCGGCGTCATGGCGCCGGAGCCAATCGCATCGGCCGCGGCCTTCGTCTTGGTCGCGGTATCCATCCAGATCAGGGCGTCGATGTCGAACTCGGTGCCGTAGGGCGCGGGAAGCTCGAGCCCTTCGTCGAGCGTCGTCTCGAGCGCCGTCATATGGACCTGCAGGCACTGCGAGTGGTACTGCAGCTGCGTCGCTTCGCTGTTCGCGTACGGCGGTTGCTTGCTGCTATCGACGTAGGAGATCGGCACGCCGAAACAGCCGGCAATCGTCGCGACGGTGTGGTCGAGTTGTTCGCTGAGTTGCGAATCGACCGCAGACGTCCCGATGTCCTGATACTTCATGCCGAAGCCGACGACGGCCGTCTTGCCGGGGCCGAGGCTGTGCCACGTCTCGCTCAAGCGGTCCACGGTTTTCTTATCGACTTCGGTCGGGGCGACGAGCAAGCCGGAGGGCCGTCCGCCTTTGCTGAAGAACTCGGCGCTCGAGTTCTGGATCAGGATCGCTTCGTTGGCGGCGCTGCCGCAGGCGTAGAGCGGCGACAAGCCGACGAGCGGATGGAACGCACAGTTCCAGCGGTCGTGAATGATCTCGCGCGCCGGCACGCCGAGCTCGCCCTGGGGGACGCCGGCGAGGTCGTGCGCCTGGAGCTGGTAATACACGCTCCCATCCGGCGCGACGAGCGGGGTGACCCGCAGCGGGTCGAGCACATACAGCGCAATCACGACGCCGCGCGCGTCGCGGTCCTTGAGGACGTACGTGTTGCCGTAGAGCAGCTTACTGATCATCCACTGCTCGATGAACTGGCCGATCGTCTGATAGCGGTTCGGCTTGCGGAGGACCGGCGAAAACGCCGGGCTCGTCGCCTCGTGCCAGATGCCGTCACTGTCGAGGGCGACGAGCCGCAGCGGGGTTTTGCTGATGTCGGAGCTGATGAGCGAGACGCAGCGGAACACGGTCGGGTTCGACAGCGCCGTATCGACCCGGATCTCCTGGTTCTGCTGCCACGCGCCGGTAAACGGCTCGCGCACCGTGATCGGCAGCCACGCGGAGCTGCCGACTGGGCGCGCGAAGGCCGATCCCAGCCGCGAGCGAATCGTGCTGAGGAGCCCCACGGCTTACTCGGCGGCCATCTCCGCGGAGGCGCCCGTCGGAGCCGGCCACGCGGTCGCCGTCAGGTACTTGACCGCGTTCGCGTTCGCCTTGTTCCAGTTGATGAACCTCTCGGCGCGCAGGCCCACCGTGTTGGTCTGCCAGAGCGACACGTAGACGGTCGTGGCGTCCGACGGCGACATCGGCGCGCTGTCCATCTGCAGCGAGGCTTCCTGTGAGGCGTCAATCGTGACGCCGCCGTCATCGGCATACAGAATCAGCGACGGCTGCAGCGCAATGACGTTGCCGCCGGCGGCCTGGCTGGTGATGAACGTCAACCCCTTGTAGTTGCCGCCGTTGATCGTGAGGCCGGGATATTGCGGCGAGCCGTCCAGATTGCTGCGGAACGACAGCGAGAGCGCGTTCGCCGCGGACAGGATGAACGTGACGCCGTCGACCGCGATGTTGTTCGTGGCGAAGTGGGAGATCAGCCCCATGATGTCGGCCATGGGATTCGCCGTCGCCGCGGCGGTCGGGGCGCCGTTGGTGATCGACGCCGGGTTGACGCCCGCGACGGCGGCGACGGCCGGGTCGATGAACTGCGCATCGAGGAACTGCGCGATGCCGGCGATCATGTCGGCGCGGACCAGGGCTTCCGCGCTCGGGTTCGAGAGCTTGATCAGCTCCTGCGTCAACACGATGATGCCGGCCGCCTTCGTGATCCCCAGCGAGGTCGACGAGAACGCGAGCTTCGTGACCGGCTTCGGCTTCGACTCCCCGACCCAGCCGTACGTGCCGCCGGCCGTTTGCGCCGGGACTTTGGTATTGAAGGGCACGTTGCGCAGGCCGGGAATCTTGCCCAGGATGGTCGCGGGCCGCAGGAGCTCGATAAACTCGTTCGCGATATTCTGATTGACCAGCGGGCCGGCCCAGGTCGCGTCCGTCACGGTGCCGGGGGCAATCGCCGCCTTGAGGTACAACGCGACTTCCGGCGTCGAATCGTTCCAGCGGGCCGCATACTCCGCGGCGTCGCGGATGTTGCCGTTGCACACCAACTTCGCGCAGGCGGCGCGGACAAAGGCCGTTCCCGGCGGGACGTTCGACCGCACGGTGATCTGCGGCAGCGTCTGGGTCCGCAGGGTCGCGACCGCCGGGACCGCCGTCGCGCTCGTGATCTGCAGGCGTTCCATTTCGCGCCAGCGCGCGAGGTCGGCGTCAATGCTCTTGACCTGCAGCGCGAGGCCGTCGTGTTCGGTCGCCTGCACCTCCTCGAGCGTCGTCCCTTCGCCGGCGGCACCTTCCATGATCTCAGTCATCCGCGCCGCCAGGGCCGCCCGCTTGTTCTCGAGGTTCTGAATGAATTCGGCGGTCGTCTGCTTCATGACGGACTTCTCCTTGCGCGCCGGCGTTGCCAGCGATTTGATGGCCAGAATAGAGGCGTGCGCGTTCGCCGGTACCGTCACCAGCGAGAGCTCGTGAAAGACACTGGTGACAATGCGGAGGAGCCCGTTCTTTCGCGGCTCCACGCGCAACGGCTTGAGGCCAGCCGAGACGCGGCGAATGAGCCGGTACTTGACCAGATGCGCGGCGCGATCGGTGGCCTCTTTGACAAGGCCTGGCTCGACGACCGTCGGGATCGTCGCCTCGAACGGCACGCCCGCGAGGGTCGGTGTCCCGAAAATGACTTCGCCGACCGGAATGCGCTGATCGTGATGCAGGAGGAGCGGCGCGGGGTTCGTGAAGCTGACACCCAACGGATCGATCGAGTGCCCGTGTTCGTCTTCGTCAGGCGTTGACGCCAGGCCAGTGAAGCGGCGACCGGTTCTCTCGTCGGCCGACTTGATGATCAGCGCGACGTGAACCTGCTCGAGCGGCGGATCGTCCGGTAGGGCCGGCGGGTCGCTGATCGTGACGGCGGGCGTATCGAGCATGGATCGCTCGACAGCATGCGCGGCTTAGCCGCGTGGGTCGATTTTCTCTGACAGAAGTCGCCGCACGTATTCGGCGAGGGTCATGCGGGCGGCGGTCGCCTGGCGCGTGACCTGGTCGTACGATTTCGCCGAGAGCCGCCAATTCACATTCACACTCGGGGCCCGATCCGCGGGATCGACTTTCGGTCGCCCGCGCGGCTTCATCCCATGACCGCCATGTCATAGCTCGGGACCGGGGCCGCCGCGCGCAGCCAGCCGCCGAGGGCCGACAACAGCGCGTCAATCGCGTCGATCTTGTTCGCGGACTCCGCGGCGTCTTTCTTCGGCAGGATCGAATCATCAATGCGGCGCGTGACGACGACGTTGGAGGCCTGCCAGCGCAAACAGGCGTTCCCGTCGTGCCGGAACCGCCCATGTGTGACGCGCGCCTCGAGCTCGCGGGCCGGGAGCGTGTAGGTCCGCGCGTTCTTCGCTTCGACGCGCGCCGGGAAGCCGGCGGTTGTTAGGTTCCCGCTGATCTGCACGGACCCGAATTGGTCGAAGCAGATATCCCGCACCTGAAAGGCCTGGCACCAGCCGCGGATGTCGGCCTCGATGCGCCCGTAGTCGATCAGGGTGCCGTCGGTCGTGACGATGGCCCCGGTCTCGCGCCAGCCCCGATACGCCGGCACCGCGCGCGCGCGGGCCTCCACGACATCCGCCGGCAGATAGCACCGCACGAAGCTATACAGCAGTCCCTCCCGCTGAAACAGCAGCGCGACGGCCGCGAGATCGTCCCGTTGCGCCAGGTCGGCGCCAATCCAACAAGGCTCGCCGGCAAAGGCCTCGAGCTGCAGCGTCGAATCCCCGCAGGCGTCCCACGCCGACATCGAGAGCCACGTCGACGCGGCATTCTGCCATTCACTGCAACACTTCACGCGGAACTCGGCCTCGGAGCCAGGGGTCTGCTGCGCGTCGAGACAATGTCGCCGCATCTGGTCGAGGAGCGGCGCGACCCCGAGCGTCGGGTTCGCCTTGTGCCAGGTCGTCTCCTGCCGCCAGTCGTCGCCCTCGTCGAGCGCATAGATCACGCCGAAGAAATGCTCGGCGTCGAAGATACCCTCGAGCACTTTCGTGAGCGTCGTCCGCAGCGCATACCCGACCGACAGGAGGTCATACCCGGCCGTCGTCGGACACAACAGCAGCGGATTGACGCGGGCGCCTTGCGCGGACTTCAAGACGTCGTGGAGCTCGAACGTCTGCGCGTGCGACTCGTCGAGAATAATGCAGCTCGGATTGAGGCCATCTTGGGTCGAGGCCTTCGCATTGATCGGTTTGATGCTCCCGTCCTCGCTGCGAATCCCGTCCTTGTAGGCCTCGAGCCCGCGGTCCCGCAGCCAGGCCGCCCGCCGCACCATCTTGGCCGAGATGTCGAACACGATCCGCGCCTGGCTGCCGGTCGTCGCCCCGCAAATGACTTGCGGCCCCGGCTCGCCCTCCTCGAGGACGTGATACAGCGCAATCGCCGCCATGATCGTGGACTTCGCGCCCTTCCGCCCGAGCTCCCAATAGACCGACGTGATGCGGCGCCGGGTCGGGTCCGCTTTCAGCCGCCAGCCGAAGACGCCGGCCAGGAGGAACACTTGCGAGGGC